GATTCTGGCAAAAGACGAGAAACCCCTTATGGAAAGACAGCAATAGTATGGCGAAAAAAAAAGTAGCTACAAAAGCCGAGAAAGAGCATATGTCCAAAGTAGCCCAGATGGGTTGTTATGCTTGTGAAGTTAATGGAATAGAAAATCATGCAGAGATACATCACATCAGAAAGCATACAGGAATGGGGTTAAGACCGCCACACAGCGACACAATCCCTTTATGCAGCATCCACCATAGGACAGGTAAAGATTCAATACATTTGGGCAAGAAATTATTTATTAAAAAGTATGGAACAGAGCAAGAAATATTAAAAATTGTTAAGAGGAGATTAAGTGGAAATTCAGAAGAGATATAACGAATTTAAAAAAAATCATTGTTGGCAATATGAAATTAGACTTAAAAATTACAATAATGATTTAAAAGAAGCTAATTTAACAGAGGATATAGTTAAAACACTTACTACTGATGATTTTAATTTTGAATATGTAGATAAAGCCAATAAATTTAAGTGTTATGAAATTTCAAAATTTATAGAAAGACACGAATGGTTAGGTAAAATGCCAATATGGATTACTCATAGATTTGTTGCTAGATTAAAATTAAATAATATTCTTGCTGGTGTTATTGTATTATCAACTCCAAACACCTTTTCGTATTTATTAGGTAAAGAAAATAAAAATATAGAAAAATTAATATCAAGAGGTGCTTGTGTATCTTGGTCGCCAAAAAATTTAGCTTCTTGGTTAATAATGAAATCAATTAAATTTATGGTTAAACATACAGAGTTTAGAATTTTTACAGCTTATTCTGATCCTGAAGCTAAAGAATTGGGTACTATTTATCAAGCTTGTAATTTTTTATATTTAGGTAATTCTTTTGGCGGTAAATTGCAATTTTTTGATAATGCTAATCCTAAAAGGGGTTGGTTTGGTGTTAATGGTTTTTCAGATAGAAGCCAAATTATTAGATATGCCAAATTGTTAAATATTAAATGGCAAAAATCTTGGTATAAATATGTTGGTGCTAAACAAAATTATAGAAAAATTAATTGGCATAATATTCCTGAAGATGTTGCTTTGAAGTTAAAAGCCGCAAGAAAACAACATCAAAATAAATGCCAAAAAAGACAATCATTATCTAAACATAAATACGCATACATTTTAGGTAAGAATCGTAAAGAAACTAGAGAATTAAAAAAAATGCTTAAAGTTAAAACTTATCCATATCCTAAAGAAAGGGGTTTATGAGTAGAAAATCTGGGTATTTTATATGTTATCGTAATATTTGGCAACATCCTGTATTTAAGAACCTATTACAAGCTTCTTGCTGGATATATATGATTAGTTCAGCTTCCCATCAGGATAAGGATTTAATGTTTTTAAATAACAAGATATTCGTAAGAAGAGGGGAGTTAATATTTCCTTTAAGAATTAATGCTAAAAGATTTAAAATGAGTTATAGTGAGATGCGTACTTTCATACTACGGCTAGTGCGTAGAAAAATGATAACCACTAGAACCAACCACCTACAGCCCACCTCTAACCACCCTAACCGAAAAGTAACCCTAATTAAGCTTGTAAATTACGATCAATTTCAGTATGTGGATAACCAGCAACCACCTCCCAACCACCTATCGCAACAAGTACTAAATAACAATACTAATAAACATATACTAATTAGTAGTAATAAAAATGTTAATAAGATTAGCAAGGAATACGAAGAAATAGGTACTGAAGATCATTATGTGATTTTAAAGAAAAAATCTAATGGTAAGAAGTATTTAAAGCATAAGTGGAAAGATGAACCTTTAAAGGATTATTGATGAAAGTATTAATAGCTTGTGAATATTCTGGTATAGTAAGAGATGCTTTTGCAGCTAAAGGTCATAATGCTTGGAGTTGTGATATTTTACCAACCGAATCTAAAGGAAACCATATTCAAGGAGATGTATTAAAACATTTAGATAAAAATTGGGATTTAATGATAGCACACCCACCTTGCACTTATTTATCAAATGTTGGTGTAAGATGGTTATATAAAAATGGTAAATTAAATAAAGAAAGGTTTAATAAAGGACTTAAAGCTAAAGAATTTTTTTTAAAATTATTAAATGCTAAAATACCTAAAATATGCGTAGAAAATCCAAAACCAATGAAAATTTTTAATTTACCTAAAAATAGTAGTTATGTAGAACCTTATGAGTTTGGACACCCTTTTTCTAAAAGAACTTATTTGTGGTTAAAAAATTTAGCACCATTATTTGCTACAAATATTATTGCTTCACATACTACTTTTTTACCTAGTAATACTGGTGGAAAGAAAAGAAACCAAAAATATAATATAAAAAAAATACCAAAAAATTATAATAAAGAACATTCAAGATTTTGGACAGGAATTGCAGAAGCTATGGCAAATCAATGGACATAAATGATAAATATCTTGCGAATTTTTAAATATGTAAGAAAAAGACTAATAAAACTCTCGCTAGAAAACAGAAGATTGAAAGTTCAACTAGAATACTATAAATCTATTGTGGAGTCTTATAATAAGCGAAAACATTAATGGTCAGAAAAAAGTCAAAATATCGCCACATTTCAATAGGCAAAAAAAAGTTTTATTATTATAAGATTAAATGGCAAGATATACTTGGAGATTCAGGACACGCATCGTCTAAAGAATTTGATGAAATGCTCCCAGCTATTAAGTTCACTTATGGCTTTATCTACCGAAAAAACAAGAAGTATTTATGGACATTTAACACCTATGATGAAAAGGAAGATGAATTTACAGATCGTAATGTATTTCCTATGGGAGTTGTGCTAAATATACAAAAGATAGAAATATGAAAAACGACAAAAATAAGGCACAGACACAAAAAAGACAAAATGTAGTAGGCAGACCAAGAATTAAGCTAGATATAGAAATCCTTAAAAACCTTGCTTCTATTGGATGTCCAACTTATGAAATTGCTAGTGTATTAGGAGTATCTGCTAGAACATTAGAAAGAAATTATGCCGAAATTATTGACACTTACAGAGAGAAAGGAAAATCCTCTTTAAGAAAGAAAATGTGGGATAAAGCAATTAAAAAAGACAATACTTTGATGCAAGTTTTTTTAAGTAAAAATGTTTTAGGTATGTCTGATAAAGTACAACAAACAAATATTACAGAACCCTTACCCTTAATCATTGATGGAAAAGCTGAAGATGTTGAAGAGGTTAAATAATGGGTAAGCTTCCAAAGTGGGGAGCTAATACTTATAAAAAAAGACATAAGAGAAAAAGAAAAGGTCGCCACAAAAAAAGAAGAAATAAACACGAAAAAAGAATGAAGAAATATCAAAAGAAAACTGGCAGATAACTTTATGGATAATAAAAACGATTTAGATTTGTCAATGAATCAATCTTTGGCTAATAAGTTTGAACGACTTTATAAAGAAGAAAAAAGTAGGAGGCAATTTGCTGAAAAAGAATTACAAGAAGTTAAAGATGATAATAAAAAGCTATCATTACAAATTAGCGATATGATTAACAAATTAAGAGATGCACAATTCTAATGAAACGACAAATGTTTTACTCCAATGGAGAGATGATAGATTACAGGTTGCCTAATAGCTTTGTTAAATCTACTACTAAACAAGCTTGTGGGAATTGTGCCATGTATTCTAATCGTAGAGGTTTTTGTGGAATTTTTAAATCTTATGGAGTTAGGGATAACTATGTTTGCCACAAATGGCGACTCCGATATTTCCAGCGATGAAATTCCTAGTTATTCTTATCCTAGCTGCCGAACCTATTATATTACCTTTTAACAATGCCTTAACTTGCTTTGAACAAGGTCAAGCTTACATAGAAACAATAGCCACCTATTACGAACAAACAGATAATATTAATCAAGGTTGGTACACCCAAAATGGTAAATTGGTTTATGGATTTTATTGTGATATAGAATAAATATTATGCAAATAATTATAGCAATATTAATGATGAGTAGTGTGGAGTCTAATTTAAACCTAGATTCTGTTGAACAATATACATCTGCCAAAAAGGTAGTTCAGGTCGTAAGATTAGTACATGGAATTAAATGATAATGTATAACCACCCTTATGACATACAAATAACATCAATGTTTGTTTTTATAACATTGTATTTAGTAATCGTGGAGATCGTGTTTTAATGCCAAGACCTGTTTTAAAATTTCTGGTTAGATTAAGAATGTGGTATGCTGATTTTAGAGGGCATCATGGTATGAGATGGGATTATGAACCATCAGAACATTACTTTGGTAGAAAAAAAAAATGACAGATAAAATTATTACATTATTAGTTGGATTACTCATAGCTCTGGGTGGCTGGTCGCTTTCCAGAACATTTGAACTATCTACTATCCAAGCAGTACATGAAGATAAAGTAGATAAATTAGAACGACAGGTTTTAAAACTAGAAGAACAAATGGATAAAATGATGGATTCAGATGAGGATATTATGGAACAACATAAACAATTATTTAAAATTTTAGAAAAAGGAGATACTCCATCAGGGAGTTATAATTATAACTAATGCCTAAACCTTTAAAAATATCAGAAGAAGCAGCAGTTCAAATGCCAATGAAAACAGTTTTATCATTGATTACAATGGTAGCTATTGGTACTTGGGCTTACTTCGGTATTATTGAAACTCAAAATAAAATTTCAACAACATTAGAATTAATGGAAAAAGATTTAACCGAGAATACAGAGTTTAGAATCAAGTGGCCAAGAGGTCAGTTAGGCAGCTTACCAGCAGACTCCGAACAATTTATGATGATTGAGGATTTATACAAAACTACCGATAAGCTAAATAAACATATTGAGTCTATGGCTTTGAATAGAGTGAACATAGAATTTTTAAGAAAACAAATGGACAAAGTATTAATGGATATTGAAAAGCTTAAAGATGCTAACAGAGAAATTCATTATAAGAATGGAACACCCTAAATGGAAACAGTGGTCGCATTATTAATGTTTGTAAATTTTGAGATTAAGGAACATCGTATTCAACCCTCGATGGGAGTTTGTTTGCGAGGTAAAAGAGAAGCCGAGAGGACTTATTCAGATACAGTTTCTTATAAATGTGTAAAAGCCCAAGCTGAAGTACATAATAATTCAGATGGTTCTAAATACATTAAAAAGATCGTTTTGAGTGATTAAAAAATATTTTATTTTCTTTTTTTCTTTATTAATCGGTTTAAGTCTAGGCATAGCCATAGGATTTAGTATTTATCATTATTTTTTTATGGATAAGTTTAGCTGTTGTGGTGTATATGGATAGTATGGATAATTGTAAAAAATGTGGACATGAATGTCATTGCAGTATGGAGCATCATGCAGACTCTGAAAAAGTTTGCTTATGTGATTATTGTGAATGTAGTAACAGAGAAGAGGATAAAACTTATGAATAAATTATTTTTAATTTTGGCTTTATTCTTTGCTTTAAGTGCCTGTTCAGTAGGCAAGAAATGTACTTATACGCAAGATGGAACAAAGATAAGTAGCTGGATATGGTTTTATGGCAATGATAAGCCGATTGATTTAGATAACATGAATTGTAATTAAGATGGACTTAAAAGATAAGATTGTTGGTTTAGCTTTAGTTACTGCTATTGGTTTGATTGGTTGGAACTTAAAAGAAACTTGGAATATGAAAGAACAAGTATTTAAGCTGCAACAAGGACAAGAAATTTTATCTAAACAAATAAAGAAGAATACAAATTTTGTTAAAAAGAACATTAAAAAGCTTAACAAGAAAAAGAAAAAGAAGAACAACGAATAAATCGTATGTATGGTTTCTTAAAAAACGCAGGTGGTATGGTAAGAGAAGATGAAATTCAGAGCATTACAGTTTCTTCGCAGAAGAAAGAAGCAAAGGCAAAAAATGGAGAGAACAGAACGATGGATTAGATACCTCATAACTTTTTTATGGGTATGTTTATTTATGGCTATAACTGGCTGTGAAAATACAAAACAATCTATTGGAATCTCTACTAAACCTTTTACATCAGATGAGAAATTAGAGGATAGCACAAAGCTTAACTGGAAAATTACTTGGGGTAAGATTCGTAATGAGGATAAAGATTAATGAAATATATCCTCATGTTTCAAGTGTGTAGCTTAATTGCTCAACAATGTTACCCTGTCATGACCGATAGAGAACCTGTTGATGCTTGGTCTAAATGTGTTGAAAAAGGAGCTAATAAGGTTATAGAGTTAGTACAAACTGATCCTATCTCTTGGGATAAGTATAAATTTATTGTAAAGTATTGGTGTAATGAAGATAACTCTAACAAAAGCCCAACATCAGGTCAGCCAATCGAAGAAGAGATTTAGAGTTTTAATATCAGGAAGAAGATTTGGAAAGACACATCTTGCTATAACCGAGATGATGAAATATGCTGCCAAACCAGTTCAAAATATTTGGTATGTTTCTCCCACCTTTAAAATGTCTAGGGAAATATGTTGGTCTAATCTTAAAACCATGCTCCACGCATTTAACTGGATTGAAGATATTAACGAAACCAATCTAACTGTAAGAATTAAAAAATCCAATAGCACCATAAGCTTAAAATCAGCAGATCAACCAGATGCTTTACGAGGTACAGGAATTAACTTTTTAATATTAGACGAATTTGCCGATATAGATAAAAGAACTTGGTATGAAGTATTAAGAGCTTCTATTTCAGATAAATATTCAAATGGTAGAGTCTTATTCTGCGGTACTCCTAGAGGGTATGGAAATTGGAGTTATGAGCTTTACCTTAAAGGAAAACAAGACGAGGAATGGGAGAGTTTTCAATTTACTACTTTACAAGGGGGTATGGTTGATAAGTCAGAGTTAGAACAAGCAAAAACAGATTTAGATCAAAGAACATTTAGACAAGAGTTTGAGGGTACATTTGAGAACTATGCTGGAACTGTTTATTACAATTTCCACCCAGTAGAAAATGTTGTTGAAAAAAAGATAGATTGGACAAAACCTTTACATATTGGAATGGACTTTAATGTTGATCCAATGTCAGCTTGTGTTGCACAAATAGAAAAAGATAAGGTTTATTTTGTTGATGAAATAGTCATTTATTCAAGTAATACTGATGAAATGTGCCAAGAAATACATGATAGATATGGCACAAAAATTCCAATCTTCATTTATCCTGATCCAGCTTCAAGACAAAGAAAAACAAGTGCTGGAGGAAGAACTGATTTAAGTATTTTACAAAATGCTGGGTTTAAAGTTAAAGTTAAACACAAACATCCAGCCATTAGAGATCGAGTCAATGCAGTCAATTCAAGACTTAAAGATTCTAATGGTGTAAGGCATATTTTCATTTCACAATCTTGCAAAACTTTGCTAAAAGGATTACAAAGACAAATATACAAGGAGAATACAAATATTCCAGATAAGGAAGAGGGTTTTGACCACATGAACGATGCGTTAGGTTATTTGATTGAATACATAAAACCACTAACGATAACTTCGCCTTACTCTGCTCCGACAAGATGGAATATTAAACAAAAACAATATGGCATTAAACAGGGATCAACTTCTCGCTACTCATAAAGATTACAAAGAGAATGTAAATCATTGGGAATACTTTATTAGAAGCTATAATGGTGGATTTGATTATCAAGTCGGTCAATATCTTAATCGTTATAATTTAGAACTTGACAACGAGTTTAATCAAAGACTTTTAAATACTCCTTGCGATAATCATTGCAGAAACATTATACAAATTTATTCATCTTTTCTTTTTAGAGTTAAGCCAACAAGAGAATTTGGAGAAATGCAAGATGAAGCTAGTTTAGAATCATTCTTAAAAGATACTGACCTTGATGGAAACAATTTTGATACTGTTATTAAACAAGCTCAAAATTATGCTGCCATTTATGGACATAGTCTTTTAATTTTAGACAAACCTAAAGTCGTAAGCAATACTAAAGCTGACGAATTACAACAAGACATTAGACCTTACCTATCAATCGTAACCCCTGAAAATATTTTAGATTGGAATTACAAAAGAGAATTAAATGGTCGTTATGTTTTAGATTATTTAAAAGTGCGAGAAGAAGTAGATAGAGATGGAGGTATTTATTTAAGATGTTGGTATTTAGACAGAGTAGATACACACTATGTAAAAGATGATAGAACTGATTCCATTTTAATAGATACTGCCGAGAATCAGATTGGCAAGATACCAGCAGTTATCTTATACAATTCTAAATCGCACAAAAGAGGAATTGGTCAATCTGACTTAACTGATATTGCTGATTTGCAAAAAGCAATCTACAATGAGTTCTCTGAAATAGAGCAACTGATTAGATTAACAAATCATCCCTCATTAGTTAAGACACCATCGGTCAATGCTTCTGCTGGAGCTGGTGCAATAATAGAAATGCCTGAAGAGATTGAACCTAATCTCAAACCATATCTGTTGCAGCCATCAGGTTCTAACCTACAATCCATCATGGACTCCATTACAAAGAAAGTAGAATCCATCAATAGAATAGCACATACAGGAGCAGTTAGAACTACTAAAACACAAGTATCATCTGGTATCGCTTTACAAACAGAATTTGAATTACTTAATGCAAGACTATCCGAGAAAGCAGACAATCTACAATTAGCCGAAGAACAATTATTTAAACTATATGCACAATTTCAAAATGTAAATTTTGATGGAGAAATAAATTATCCTGAATCATTTAACATAAGAGATTTTGCAACAGACCTTATGTTTTACCAACAAGCCAAAGCCATCAATGTTAAATCTCCTACATTAGTCAAAGAGATTGATAAAGAAATTGCAAGAGCTGTGGTAGATGATAACGAAAAACTAAATATTATCTTTGACGAGATAGATACGAAACCAGAAGTAGGCGAATTTACACAAGACGAAGTAGTCAAAGAAACAGTAGAAGATGAAGCCATAGAAGAATAATATGTATGGCAGATATTTTAGAAACCTCAACAAAATATCGCATTAAGCAGATAGAATTTGCTGAAGCTGAATATTACGAACAACTTACAAAAGTTTTAGATAAGATAGAAGATGATATAACTTCTCTTGCTAATAAATCTTTACCCACAACAGATGGAAAGCTAATTGAATTAAGAGCAGCTATTGCTATTAGACCACAAATTAAAGCTATCTTGGAAAGAGAATATCTAGCTTGGTCAGATACAGTTGTTAGAAAAGGATTTAACAAACAAGCTAAAAGAGTTGAACGAGCTTTTAAAACAATAGGAAGAATACCAAAAGAATTTCAAGAATTAACTAAAGGCGATCTAGCTTTAATACAAAATTTAAAACAACAATACTTTACTCAATTTAAAGACATCTCTAATACCTTTACAAGAACCTTATCTGAAAAGGTTTATCAAAATACATTATTAGGTTCTGAATTTACTGTATTAGAAAAAGAATTAAGACAAACGATTAATGGAATATATGCAAGTTCCAAAGACCCTGAAATTAATAAGCTAGTTAAGTTTGTTAAAAAGAATAAGAACAAAAAATCAATGCAATCAAGAGTAGATAAAGCAGTTGCTACATTACAATCTAAATTTGGCAGAGATAGAGCTGGGGAAAACATGAAAAGATATGCTGGGCAGCTATTAAACGACTCATTACGAGATTTTGATGCAACATTAAACTTTAATAAAGCTAATGATGCTGGACTTACTTATGTTAAATATTATGGAGATATTATTCCAACCACAAGAGAGATTTGCAGAAATTTAGTAAATGGAGTATATAATAGACGAAAAGGTGGACTTTTTACAATTGATGAAGTCAGACGACTTTGGAACAGCACGAGTTGGGGTGGAAAGAAATCTGGAAACCCTTTAGTGGTTCGAGGTGGTTATAATTGTCGTCATCAATGGTCTTATGTCAATCCAGATTGGTATGACAGTAAAGGCGAACTAATAATATAACAATAGGAGAAAATATGTCCGAAGAACAAAAGGTAGTTGCACCTGAAACGCAACAAACACCAAAAGAAGAAGTAAAAGTAGAAGCACCCAAACAACAAACTTTTACCCAAGCTCAACTTGATAACATTATCAAATCAAGACTAGAAGCCGAGCAAAGAAAACATCAAAGAACATTGGAAGATGCAAAGAAAGCAGAACAAGAAGCTTTAAAAGAAAAAGAAGTTAAGGAAGCTAAATCAAAAGCCGAACTTGAAAAGCTTATGCAACAAAGAATATCTGAAAAAGATACAGAAATTCTAAAATATAAGAATGAAATCAAGAAAGAAAGAATTGATAATTCTATTATGTCTGTTGCATCTAAAAATAATGCCATCAATCCAAGCCAAGTGGTTTCTTTACTCAAAGACACAGTAAAATTAAATGACGATGGTAGAGTAGAAATACTTGATAATAATAGCAATATTCGTTATAACGAAAAAGGAAACCTCTTAACGATTGAAGAAAAAGTTAAGGAGTTCTTACAGGCGAATCCACACTTTTCCGTAAGTGGTAAATCTGGCACAGGAAGTCAGAGTTCTGTCGAAGGTAAAACTGTAAAACCATTCAATATTCAGGATTTAGATATGAGTAAGCCAGAGGATCGTGCTAAATATGCAGAATATCGCAAAGTTCGAGATTCAAAACCTACTCAAATTAATTTAACAAGTAAATAATAAGGACAAATAACAATGGCAAATGAAAGCACAAGTTCTACACTATCGGAACTATACACAGAGATAGTAGCTGAAGCATTGTTCGTAGCAAGTGAAAGATCGGTAATGCGACCACTTGTAAAAAACTATGCTATTAGCGGTGGTGGAAAGTCAGTTGAAGTTCCTGTCTATGCAGCAGTTTCTGCAGCAGCAGTATCGGAAGCGGCTGATTTATCTAACACAGCAATCAATCCAACTTCTGTAACTATTACAGCAAGTGAAAATGGGATAATGACTACGCTAACAGATTTAGGAAGAAACGCATCTCCTAGAAATGTTGCAGCAGACATTGGAAAACTATTTGGTGAAGCGATTGCAAAAAAAATAGACACAGACTTAACTGCATTATTTGATGGATTTTCAACATCTGTCGGTGGTGCTGGAACAGAAATAACTGTGGCTAAAATCTTTGAAGCAGTAGCTAATTTAAGACAAGCGGCAGTACCAATGCCTTTAGCTGGTGTACTTAATCCAAAGGTTGCATACAATGTGAAGAAAAACTTAACTAATACTTTTGTTAATCCAAATCCTAATGACTTAACTAACGAAGCATTAAGAACAGGATATGTTGGAAACATCGCTGGAGTTCAAATGTTTGAAACTTCAAATGTTGATGGAACTTCTGACACAGACAACTGTAAAGGTGGTATTTTCCACAAAGATGCTTTAGGTTTAGCAATGATGCAAGACCTGAAAATCGAAACTCAAAGAGATGCATCTTTAAGAGCAGATGAAATCGTAGCAACAGCAGTTTATGGTGTTGGCGAATTACATGACTCTTATGGTGTTGAAATATTAGGCGAATCAGTAATCAACTAATAACACTTTTCTATGGCGGAGAAATCCGCCATAGGATATAAATAAAACAGGAGAACATAATGGAAGAAATGGTAAGTTTAAAAAAAGGTAGTAAAATTATCAAAAGAACCAAAGCTAATTACGAAGCTAATACACAACATTGGAAAAACAGAGGTTTTTCTGTAGTTAATGATAAAGCTCCAGAAAAAAAGATTGTTGAAAAAGCTAAAAATGTTGTAAAACTTAAACCTAAAAAGAAAAAAGGAAAAAAGTAAATGGAAACTATTAAAGAATTATGGGAAATGGCTAAAGCAAATCCTAAAGTATCAGCAGGAATTGCAATTGCTATTTTAATTATTATATTAGCGGTAAAATAACATGACGAATTTTACTGGTGCTAATGTCATGAACGCAGGAGATGCTTCTAACTACCAAGCTGACATCTATACTTTTGGTTTATCATCTACTTCATCTGAAGTAACATTTTTTATAACCCAAACAACCAATGATATTTTAAGAGAATTAAGAATCAAATGGTGGCCCACATATAAAAGCAATATCTATACCGACATCACAGTTTTAAATACTGCTGAAATGGTTAATACAAAAGTTAATTTAGATCAGTTCACAAGAGCTGGTGTATATTTATTTTTATCAAGATATTTATTACCTACATTAACTAAATTTAGACCTGAAGCAGATAAAGATAGATTTGAAAGAATGATTGAGTTTTATTCATCAGCTTATGCAAAAGAATTTCAATCTATTTTAGAAGATGGTGTTGAATATGATAGTGATGCTGGTGGAACTATTGTATCAAGTGAAAGAGAATCTTTACATTCATATAGACGATTAACTAGATAATGGCTGTTGCGGTTAAGTTAAAAACGAATCAAAAATTAGTAGCAAAAAACTTTAAAAGACTAGCAAGAAAACTCCCTAGAATTATTGATAAAGGATTATTACAAGGTGGTTTTCATTTATTAGAAATAATTAGAACTAAATCTGCTAAAGGACAAGACTTTAGAGGAAATCCTTTCGCACCTTACTCAGAGGGTTATTTAAAAAAATTACAAAGAGAAGGAAAACCAACTAAAGTAGATTTATTTTATTCGGGTCGTATGATGGGAGCTTTAACTCCTAATGCTAGAACAGTTAGAAAAATAGGAAATAACATTGTTGGAGTTTCTTTCTCCAATGCTCAAATGATGAAAAGAGCTTTATTTAATCAAGTATTAAATGATCCAAAAAGAGAATTTTTTGGCTTTAATTCAAGAACAGAAAATATTATAGGTAAAGCATTTAATAGATTTATAGCAAAAGAAATAAGAAACAGTAGAATTTAATGGCAAAATATAAAGGAAGAAATGTTAAACTTAATAAACCTTTTAGAACTCCATCAGCTTCTAAAAAGTTTGGTGTTTATGTTAAAAATACAAGAACAAACAAAGTTAAGATTGTTAGATTTGGTGCTAAAGGTATGAGTATTAAAAAAAATATACCAGCTAGAAAAAAATCTTTTATGGCAAGATTTAAACCTATACTAGCAAAAGTAAAAGGACAAAAAAATTTAAGTCCAGCTTATTGGGCAGTTCAAAGTTGGAAAACAGGATTTAAAATATGAGTGTAAGAGAAGATATAGCAGCTAATATTAAAACAGTTATAGACGCAATCAGTAGTCCTGATGTTAAGCTCTGTACTAGGCAGCCATTTGAATTAGAAGAATTATCACAAGCACAATATCCAGCAGTTATTATTCAAACATCAGAAGAAAATAGAGAAGATCAAGAATTAGGAAGTGGAGCTAAAACTAGAACTGGCACTATTGACTTTGTAATACTAGGTTTTGTTAAAGGTGCAAATACCAATATAGATACATTGAGAAATGCTTTAATTACAGCGATTGAAACTGCCCTTGAAAGTGATATAACTAGAGATTCTAACGCACTTGATACCGAAGTTATACAAGTGGAAACAGACGAGGGTACATTGTTTCCTGTAGGCGGTATTAGAATGGTTGTTAGATGTATGTATGAATATCAATCTGGAACACCATAAGGAGAATAATGAGTAAAGTAGATAAAATATTAGATAAAATACTTAAAAAAGTTAATCAAGTTGAAAAGCTACACGACAAAGAATCTTTGCTTTGTGAAGAGGTTAAAGATTTGGTAGAAGAGATTAGAGAAAAACAAACAGATATTGAAGAAGAAGAGGATTTTGAAGAAGAAGAGCTTGACGAGGATATTGAAGAAGATATTGACGAAGAAGAAGAAAAGGATTAAAAGGATTTATTATGGCTAAAGATATTAAATTACATAAAGATGGGCATGAAGTTATAATTAACGAAACTCAACTTGAAAATTTTATAGCACTTGGTTATAAGAGAGAAGAAGATAAACAAGTTAAACCAAAAAAGGAAAATAAAAAATGGCAACACACTTCGGAAAAGAGGGAGTAGTTAAAGCTGGTGGAACTGGTATAGGCGAACTAACTGGTTACACACTTGAAACAACTGCTGATGTTGTAGAAGATACTCAATTATCTGATGCAACTAAATCATTTGTAGCTGGAAGAACATCATTTTCAGGAACTTTAGAAATGAGTTATGATGAAACTGATTCTCCACAACAAACATTAACTGCTGGAACTTCTATTTCTTTTGTATTAGGCCCTGAGGGTGATGGTTCAGGAGATGAAATTTTTTCAGGTTCTGGAATTATTACTGGTATGAGTGTTAATGTTGGATTAGATGCAATAACTACTAGATCAGTTACTTTTCAAGGCACAGGAACATTAACTAGAGGCACTGCTTAATCCTAATTTATGTCAGTTATTGACAGAGTTAAAACTCATTTTGAAACTCTCAAAACTATAACGATTGAAGTTGAGGAGTGGAAAGATGAGCATGGTAATCCATCTGTCTTTTATTCAGAACCTTTAACTCTTGAAGAAAAAAATGTGATTTTTAAAAAATCAAATAACTTTCAAGATTTAACAGTTCTTGTTGATCTACTTATAATGAAGTTGAGGGTTAAAAATGACAAAGGCGAAATGAAAAAAGCTTTTGAACCTGAAGATAAATTTTCTTTAAGAAAAAAAGCAGACTCCAATGTTATTGCAACAATAGCTAATAAAATCCTTGCCGATACCAATTACGAGGATGCCGAAAAAAAGTAAATAGCGACCCAGCTACAAGGTCGCTTCTGGTTGTAGCCGACAGACTTCACATTACAATCCAACAAGTTTTAGAAATGCCTGTAAGCCATTATAATTTATGGTTAGCTTACTTGAAAAAAGAGCAAGATGAGTATAAAAGTCAAGAGAGGATGGCACAACATAAAAGGTATTAAATGGCACAGAAATTAAAAATAGATATAGTAGCAAAAGATAGGTCGAAACAAGCCCTACAAGGTTTGCAAGGAAGCTTGGGTAGATTAAAAGCATCTATTTTTAGTTTGCAAAGTGCCTTTGTAGGATTAGGTGCTGGTCTTGTTATTAGAAATATTATTAATACAGGAAAGCAAATTGAAAACCTACAAGTTCAATTAAAATTCTTATTTGGTTCAGCAAAAGAGGGTGCAAAAGCTTTTGATGAAATGGCGAAGTTTGCATCTAAAGTTCCTTTCTCCCTAGAAGAAATACAACGAGGTTCAGGAGTATTAGCAGTTGTTAGTGATGATGCTGCTGAACTTGCTAACTTAATGAAGATAACTGGTAATGTAGCAGCAGTTACAGGACTAGATTTTAAAACAACAGCCGAGCAAATCCAAAGATCATTAAGTGCTGGTATATCAGCAGCCGATTTATTTAGAGATAAAGGTGTTAAAGATATGCTAGGTTTTAAAGCTGGAGCAGTAGTATCAGTAGAAGAAACAGTAGCAGCTTTTGAAAGAGTATTTGGATCAGGTGGAAGATTTGATGGAGCTACTGATGAACTAGCCAAAACATTTAGTGGTACTCTCTCAATGATAGGCGATAAAGTTTTTAACTTTAAAAGAACTTTATTAGATGCTGGTTTTTTTAATGAATTAAAAAGACAACTTGGCGACCTTAATGAATTTTTTGAAACAAATGCAAAAGAAATAGAAAAAATAGCGATACAAATAGGAACAAATTTAGCTAGTGCAATCATTAAAGCTGCAAAGGCAATTAAATTTCTTTCAAATAATATTAGAGAATTACAATCTGTTTTAGGAATTTTGCTTGTTGCTTTAGGTGGTACTTTTAAAATATTAACTGGTATCGCTTTAATTGTTAATGATATTAATAACAGAATTAAAGCATTAATAAATCCTACTGAAAATTTAAACAAATTATATGAATTTCAAGATAATAAAGTAAAATCTATTCTTGACGCACAAGAAAGAATAACAAAACAAATTGAAAAACAAGAAGCACCTATTAAAACAATTAGAGAACAATTTGAAGAATTAAATAAAGGTTCTATTGCTAAAATAGAAGAACAATTTAAAAACATCAATACTACTATTGCTAAAGGTGTTAATAGTGGAATTACAAAAATGTCTGATGGTTTAGCAAGAGCATTAATACTTGGTGAAAAATTAAGCGATACATTTAAAAAAATGGCATCAGAATTATTAGTTAGAGTTTTAAGTAAGATTATTGAAGTTATTGCAAGAAAAGGTGTTGAACTTGCTCTTGAAAAATTGATTACAAGAGAAAAAGAAAAACAATTTCAATTTGAAAATGCAAAAGCAAGAGGTAGTAGTATGGGAAGTTCATTATTAAATTTTGGATTATCTAAATTATTTGGTTTTGCTAGTGGTGGTGCTGTATCAAAAGGTAAGCCAGTTGTTGTAGGAGAAAGAGGGCCAGAATTATTTGTACCAAACCAAACAGGACAAATTACACAAAATGCAAGAGGAGCTAGTGGTAGTCCTGTTAATGTTAATTTTAGTATCACAACTTTAGATGCTAGAGGGTTTGAGGATATGTTAGTCCAAAGTCGTGGAACTATATCAAGTATTATTAATCAAGCGGTTAATGAAAGAGGAGCTAAAAACTTAATCTAATGAGTGGTGCATTTCCTATATCTAGTGCTAAATTTGAAACATTAGGCATCAAGTCTATACAAAATACTATTATCTCAAAATCAGATAGTGGAAAAAGATTAGCAAGACAGATTGATGGACAACGATGGGGATTTACAGTTTCTATTATTACAGGAACTAGATCAGGTGTTTATGGAGAGCTGATGGCTTTTATCGTTAAGCAAAGAAGTGGTAAAGAAACTTTTACGATTGTTCCTCCAGAAATAGAAGATGCTAGAGGAAGTGAAACAGGAAGTGTTTTAGTTAATGGCGCACAATCGGCTGGAGATACAACGATTGCTATGGATGGATTTGCTGGAGATGGTGCTGGAAGATTTAAAGCTGGAGATTTTATAAAGTTTGCAAGTCATACTAAAATTTATATGGTGGTAAGCGATGTTACTTCGTCAAGCAATGCAGCAACGATTACGATTGAACCCCCTTTAGTTGCAGATATAGCAAATAATTCAGCAGTTACTTATGATGATGTTGCTTTTACAGTTTATTTAACTTCTGATATTCAGGAGTTTGGTGCAGTTGGATCAGATAAAGATGGAAACACTTTATATAAATATGAATTTGATGTTGAAGAAGCTTTATAATTTTATAATAGGAGGAGCATATATGCCAAAGAAAAAAAAGAAGAAAAAAAAGAATAAGAAGAAGAAAAAAGGCAATAAGAAAAAAAAAAGAAGATAGAGCATGAAATACTTGGTAAAGTATTGGATTAATGTTGATATGTTAGCTGAAGAAATAGTAGATAGCGAACATATTAACATTGATACAAATGATTTAGGAAAATTTAAAGAACCAAGTAAAAATGCTAAATATAAATTAATAGATACAATAAAGGTAAAACGAACAAGTTACGAACAATATGACACGAAGTCTAACATCAGCAGTAAAGACAGAACTCGCAACAAGTGAGATACGACCAGTACATCTTATTACTATCAGCTTTGGCACTCCTGTTAATATTACAGATTGTTCATTTGATTTAACTTCCTCTATATCTGGTTCTTCAGTTACTTATACTAAATCAAGTTTTATTATGGGTATCTCTAACTTTTCAGAAGAAACAGATATAACAAAACAATCATTAGACTTTACATTATCTGGAGCTGACCAAACTTTTATTTCTACTTGTTTAAATGAGAATATCGTTAATGATGCTTTTACAATGTATAGAGGTTTTTTAAATGATAGTAATGCTTTAATAGCCGATCCTTTTTTAATTTACAAAGGCACAATAGATACATTTGGTATAAGCGAATCAGGTACAGAATCTAATGTTACTTTAAGAATTGTATCTCATTGGGCAGACTTTGAAAAAACAAATGGTCGTAAAACAAACAACATATCACAACAAAGATTTTTTAGTTCTGATGTCGGTATGAATTTTTCTAGTCAAACAGTATTAGATATTAAGTGGGGTAGAGCATAATGGGATTTGGAAGTGTTTTTAAATCAATAACTAAAATATTTAAAGCACCTATTAAGATTATTACAAAGGCATTTTCTTGGTTAATGCCTAAACCAGAAGTTCCTGATTTTGGAACAACAGAATTTGACGATTTTGAAAAAGGTATATTATTAAATAAATCTTCCAACGATGCAAGTATTCCTGTCATCTATGGAACAAGAATGGTTGGTGGAACTAGAGTATTTATGGAAACATCAGGAACAGATAATACTTATTTATATATGGCACTTGTTTTAGCAGAGGGAGAAATCAATGACATTACTGAAATAAGAGTTAATGATAATGCTGTTACTTGGTCTGGAGATTTAGCAGACAATACACAAAGAACAGTTGGAAGTGGCGATGGTAATTTTTACAAAGATAGTGCTAGTTTAATTACAGTAGAACCGCACTATGGAACTGACTCTCAATCTGCATCTACATTATTGTCCACATTATCTAGTTGGGGTTCAAATCATAGATTAAGAGGTATTGCATATTTAGCTTTAAGATTTACTTGGAATCAAGATGCTTTTTCAGGCATACCAAAAGTACAAGCTGTCGTACAAGGTAAAAAAGTAGTCGCTTATAATTCAAGTTCAGTTGCACAATCAGCAGCTTTTTCTGCAAACCCAGCATGGTGTTTATTAGATTATTTAACTAATGCTAGATATGGAAAAGGTTTAGCAATAACAGATATTGATATTCCTAGTTTTTATACTGCATCAACTGTAGCTGATACTAATGTTACACCCTATTCAGGCGGTTCAGACATCAATATTTTTGACACAAATGCAGTAATAGATACATCACAAAAAGTTTTAGAAAATGTAAGAGAATTATTAAAAGGTTGCAGAGGATATTTACCATTTACAGGAGGTAAATATAAATTAATTATTGAAACTACTGGTTCTGCTTCTATTACATTAACCGAAGATGATATTATTGGTGGTTACTCACTACAAAGTGAAGATAAAGGTAATAAATATAACAGAGTGATCTGTAGCTTTGTCAATCCTGCTAGGAACTACCAAGTTGATGAAGTGCAATTTCCGCCAATAGACGATAGTGGTCTTTCTAGTGCTGACCAACACGCAACAATGAAAACTGCGGATGGTGGTTTTTTATTAGAGGGTAGATTTGATTTTAAAACATTAACATCTCCTTACCAAGCAGAAGAGATGGCAGAGATTATATTAAGAAGATCAAGAGAAGCATTAAAATTAGATATTAGCTGTGGTGGCGATGCTTATGATTTAGCCATTGCAGATATAGTAGCAATTACACATAGCTCATTAGGATTTAGTGCAAAAAACTTTAGAGTTGTTGCAATAACATTTAACGAAGATTACACAGTTAATTTGTCTTTAGTAGAACATCAAGATTCACATTATACTTGGGCATCTAAAACAGTTGTAACATCAACACCAAGCACAACATTACCTAATCCATTTAGTATAACAGCACCAGCTTCAGTTACCTTAACCGATGAATTAGTTGAGTATTCAGATGGAGTAGTTTTAACAAGATTAAATATTGTGGTAGGAGCAAGTACCGATAAATTTGTTCAATACTATCAAGTCGAAGCTAAACAAAGCACAGAATCAGATTACAAAATTTTAGGTAAAGGAACACAATTAAATTATGAAATGCTCAATGTAGTTGATGGTAAAATTTACAATGTTAGAATCAAAAGTATCAACGCACTTGGAGTTAGCAGTACATATACTTCTGCCAATCGAACTATAATAGGAGCAACAGCTACACCCTCTGATGTTTCTACATTATCTATATCTATGGTGGGTTCGGATTCCATGCAATTACAATGGACTCCTGTTACAGATTTAGATGTATCTTATTATGCAATTCGTTATCAAGATGTTACCAGCGGTGCTGGTTGGAACTCCTCAACAAATTTAACCCAAGTCGTAAGAAGAAAATCAAATAGTGTTACAATCAATGCAAGAACAGGAGCTTTTTTAATTAAAGCTGTTGATAAATTAGGAAATGAATCTGATAATGAAGCTATTGTGTATTCTAATATTTCAAGTTTAGAACACTATACAAATGTTGCAACTTATAACGAAGAAACAGCAAGTGCAGTTACAGGATTAGGTTGGAATGGAACTTTTGATGGAAATTGTGTTAAGGGCATGGATTCTTCTAATATTGAAGTGGCTACTTTAGATACGATTACTCAATTTGATGACACAGTTGGAAATTTTGATTCAGCAGAGGGAGTATTTGATTTAGGTGGAACTGATACGACTTCAAATCCTACTTATTATGCTTCTAATATTGAATCATCAGGAAATTATATTGGTTCAAACACCATTACTTTAGATGCTATCTATGATGCAACTTTTCAAGCTACAATAGATATGGTTACAAATGATTTATATGATTTATTTGATAGTGGAAGAGATGCTAGTACCTTTGATGATGCAGTAGGCCCTTTTGATGGAACAGCACCATCAAAATGCAATGCCTTTTTACAAGCTGGTTCAAGCACAAGTTCTTTAGGAGCAATCACGACTTATGCAGATATTTCTCAACAAGCAACTTTAAAAGGAAGATATTTTAAATTTAGGTTAAAATTGACGAGTGATGACAATAATGCTAGACCTGAAGTTTCTAGTATGCAAGTAAAATTAGTATTAGAAAAAAGATTAGAAAGTGGAGAAGATGTGGCTAGTGGTGCTGGTGCAAAAGCCATTACTTATTCCAATGCTTTTTATGCTTCTCCAGCAGTAGGAATAGCTGCACAAAATATGGCGACAGGAGATTATTATACAATTACAAGTAAAACTAAAACAGGATTTACCATTACTTTTTACAATAGTTCGGCAGCAGCACAAGACCGAACTTTTGATTATGTAGCGAAAGGATATGGTTTGAAATCTGCTAGTTAATGTTATAAAAAGAGGATATAAGGATAAAAAAATATGAGTTCAGTTTCAGATTACAGTTTAGCGAATCAAGGGTTTAGTGCGTTTCGTACTGAATTAAATAATATACTTGGTGCAATAAACACACACAATCTCGCAACATCAGCTCCATCAAGTTTAGCTGCTGGAAGTATATGGGTGGATTCAAGCTCGGCTGGAACACATACTTTAAAATATTATGATGGTTCAGATAGTATTACTTTGTGTAATGTTAATACTTCAGCAAACACAGTAGATTTTATAGACTCATCAGTTACAACAGAATTAAGTGGAGATTCCACACCACAATTAGGCGGAAATTTAGATACCAACTCACATAACATTTTAATAGACGATGCACATTTTATAGGAGATGAAAATGGCAACGAACAAATAATATTTCAAACAACAGGTTCAGCAGTTAATGAATTAGAAATTACAAATGGAGCAACAGGTAATGGCCCAATTCTAGGAGCAAGTGGGGAAACCAATGTGGACTTACATATTAAACCAAAAGGTTCAGGAAAAACAGTTATAGGTTCTGCTGGTGCTTCTGCTTATTTAACAACAAGTGGAACATACGATTTAGTTTTAGATACTAATAAAGGAACAAACTCTGGAAATATTACAATAACTGATGGAGCAAATGGTAATATAGATATTACAACAAATGGAACAGGAGCTATTAAGTTTAATGATTTAGCTTATATTCCACAACAAGCATTAACTTCTTCTTCAAATGCAGTAGCTTGGGATGCACAAGCCGCACCTAACGCATATCATCAGACATCAGAAAATACGACTTTATCTGCACCAAGTAATGCAGTTGAGGGTTCGTTTATTTGTATAGAAGTTAATTTTAACGGAAGTCATACTTTTTCGTTTAACGCAACATTTCATTTTTCGGCTGATACTGCACCTACGACAACAGATACAGATGGCAAGACAGACATTTTTGTTTTCCGTTACAATGGTTCAATTTGGCAAGAAGTTGGTAGAACTTTAAACATACCAGAAAGTTAAAATTATGTGGGCATTAGTAGAAGATAACGCAATAATAAAAATAATTAATCAACCAAAAGCTATGGTTATTGGAGATGTTCGTCATTCAAGAAATATCTTTTCTTCCAGATGGACTAACGAAGAAAGAGAAGCTATTGGAATCTATGAAGTAGTCTTTGATTCTAGCAACAAAAGAGATGATGCATATTATAATAATACAAATCAATCTTTTGATTATGCAGATGGAGTTGTTACAGCTTCTTATGGAATTGCAACACCTAAAAGATTAAACGATGAAGATGCAGTTGACACTGATGGTAATCCTTTTTTAGATGATGAAGGAAACCAATTAATTAATTATGGTTTAAAAACAGAAAAGAAAAGAATTATAAAACAACAAGCATCAAGATTATTAACAGATACAGATTGGTATGTTATTAAAGCAACTGATGTAGCAGAATATTCAGTACCAAGTGCTGTTGCAACTTTTAGAACAAATGTCAGACAACGATCAAACGAAATGGAAACTGCCATTGACAATGCTGCTGATGTAGATGCTTTAGCGGCTTTATATGTTTATAATGAAAATGGTGAAAGACCATTGGGTGAGTTTCCAGTATTGGAGATTTAATGATTCCAATTTTATCAGGCAATGTAGCATCAGCATTACCAACTGGATATGACATAGATAATTCCTGTCTGTTTAATGCTGGTGATGATGCAAGATTATCAAGAACATCGCCTAATAGTTCTCCAACAAATGCAAAAAAATTTACTTTTTCTTGTTGGGTTAAAAGAGCAAATTTAGGTTCTGATCAACAAATTATAGATACTTATAATGGTACATCTGGTGAGCAATTCCAACTATATTTTAAAAGTGATGATACGATAAGAATACAAGTTTATGATGGAAGTGCTACATCTGCTCAATTTATAACAAATAGAGTATTTCTTGATTGTTCGGCTTGGTATTCAATTATTTTTTCCTATGATAGTACACCAAGTACACCGAGTTCATCTTCCGTTAAATTATATATTAATGGAGTTCAAGAAACTTCTTTTTCTACAGAAACTTATCCAGCACAAAATGATGATGGGGAATTAGCATTACAAAATCATGTTCAGTATATTGGAAACGATAATGGTAATGCCAGAGATTTTGCTGGTTATCTAGCAGAAGTGATTGGTGTTGATGGACAAGCATTAGCAAACACAGCATTTGGTGAATTTGATTCTGATTCCCCAAATATATGGAAGCCGATAAATGTTAGCGGAATTAATGTAGGCGTTTTAGGTTTTTATTGTGACTTTAAAGATAGCTCAGCTTTAGGAAATGATGTATCAAGTGTTGGAGATTTTACAGCATCTAATCTAGCCGCAACAGATCAAAAAACGGACACTCCAACAAATAATTTTGCTGTTTTTAATCCGCTTACTAATCGTGATGCTGCAAATGGAACTTGGTCAGAAGGAAATTTAAGAGTTCTTGCATCAACTGGTGATATGTCAAGATATTGCACACTTCCAATTCCTTTAAATTTTAAATTTTATTTTGAAGTTAAAGCACCAATCGTAGGTGCGCAAGCTGGGTGCGGTGTAACATCAGTACACGATCCTAGTGGAGTAAGAACCAAAATAGGAGATCATAGCACTGGTTATGGTTGGAAATTTAGAGGAGCTGCATCAGTAGTACAATATTTTAATGCTGGATCATCAAGCAATCACAGCACTAGCAATCCGTCTGATGGTTCAATAATGGGATTTGCTGTTGATTGTGCAAATGGTAGAATACATATGCACATTGACGGAACTTATTTAGATAGTTCTGATCCGACTGATAACAATCCAAATTCTGTTGTAACTGGATTTTCAACAACAATAAATCAATATTTACATATGTCTTTAGATACACGAAGCGCATCACAACCTATTATGGAATTTAATTTTGGTAATCCAGTATTTAGTATTAGCTCTGGAAACACAGATGCTAATGGATACGGAAATTTTGAATTTTCCGTGCCTGCGGGGTATCTGGCTTTTTGCACCAAGAATATGGCGGACTTTTAATATGGCAACTTTTACAGCAGTAGACGATCCACAAGCGCATTTCCAGATTAAGCTCTATACTGGCGAACACGGAAGTGGTAGTGGTACTTCTGCTCATACTTTAGACGGTACTACCGATATGCAACCAGACTTGGTTTGGATTAAAACAAGATCAAATACTTCAAGCCATCAAATGCACAGTGCATTAACAGCAGAAGCATATCATTATGTAAAACCAGATGCGACTACCACATTAACTACAAGTAATACTGCCGCTTTAACTTCTTTTAATTCTGATGGTTTTACTCTGGGTTCTGATGGTGTTATTAATGAAAATGGTTATACTTATGTTGCTTGGTGTTGGAAAGCTAATGGTTCAGGATCAGCAAATACCGATGGTAATACTAACACGACAAAAACTTCAGCTAATACTACAGCAGGTTTTTCAATGATAACTTATGATGGAGATGGAGCTGCTGCTACGCTTGGACACGGGCTTGGGGATAAAAAACCAAAATTTATAATACAAAAAAATTTGAGTGATACCGAAAATTGGCAAGTACAACACGGATCAAAAGGTGCAACATATTGGGCAACATTAAATACAACTAATCAGTTTGATACTAATAGTGCAAGATGGAATGATACCGAACCTACAACAAGTCTTATTACTATTGGTTCAGATAGTTCTGTGAGTCAAAGTGGAGAAAATATGTTTATGTTAGCTTGGGCAGAAGTTCAGGGTTATAGTTCTTTCGGAAGTTTTGTTGGGAACGGTGAAACAGGAAATGCAGGAAATGTAATTATGACAGGATTCAGGCCCGCACTTGTAATAATTAAAAAATCATCTGCGTCTGGTTCATGGCTAATTTTCGATTCTAAACGAGCATCAACTGGCAATGTACCAGAAGGTTCTACGGGAGTTAATTCTTATTTAGAGCATACTACTGGAACTGAACAAGGTGACAATCCAATTATTTTTCTTTCAAATGGTTTTCAATGCAGAGATAGTTTAACCCAAGCATCTGGGGCAACTTATATTTATGCTGCTTGGGCAGAACAACCATTTGTAAATTCAAATGGAGTACCTTGTAATGCTCGTTAATTAACTTAAAGGAGTTCATCAATGCAATTATCAAAACATTTTAAATTACACGAATTTGAAAAATCAGCAACAGCAATAAGATTAGGTATTAAAAACAAAGCTGGTGCTGGTGATATTAAAAATTTAGGAGATTTGTGTTACGAAATTTTAGAACCTGTTAGAGCAAAGTTTGATGAAAAACCTGTTATCATTACTAGCGGTTTTCGTAGTGAAGAATTATGTGAAGCAATTAAATCTTCCAAGACAAGTCAGCATACCAAAGGTCAAGCAGTTGATTTTGAAATAGCTGGTGTATCTAATTTAGAAGTAGCTTTATGGATTCAAAACAACTGTAATTTTGATCAACTTATTCTCGAATTTTGGAAAGAAGAAGATAATGATCCTAATTCTGGCTGGGTGCATTGTAGCTTTGTAGAGGGTAGTAATAGAAAACAAGTTTTGACTTTTAATGGGAGGGAATATACAAATGGATTACCTGACGCTAAATGGTCTGGTGGTCAATTAAGAAATTAAAATTATATGAATATGTTTTTTAGAGGAATTGAATTTTTTTATCATTTATTTAAACACTTAAACAAGGAAAAGAAAATGCCAAAAAGCAAATACAAAAAATTTAAAAAGAAAGCTGGGAAAACTGGCAAAGGAAAGTCTTATACTTATCCTAAAAAGAAAATGAAATAATGCCATCACAAAGTCAAAAAAATGGAGAAGCCATTATTCGGATTGAGGGCGAGTTAAAATTACTTAAACAAGAAATCCAACATATACGAGGTAATCATATTGCCCATTTAGAAATGAGAATTTCTCGAATGGAAAAAGTAATGTGGACTATTTGTTTAATCGCAACCACTCACTTACTCTTCACAGTATTGCATTAATTCAACTTATAACATATATACTATATGTAGTATATGTTTAAATCAATTTTAGTTATATCTGACCTACACATCCCCTATCATCATCAAGATAGCTTTGAATTTTTAAAAGCAATTAAGAAAGAATTTAAACCAGACTTCATCGTTAATATTGGCGACCTGTTAGATTTTCACGCCATCAATATGCACACTCACGATCCAGATTTATATTCTGCTGGACACGAATTAGATAAATCCAAAGAATACATTAAACAATTAGAATCTATTTTTCCAAAGATGGTGGAAGTAGAAAGTAATCACTCTAGCTTGGTTTATAGAAGAGCTTTAAAATTTGGAATGAGTCGTCAATTTTTAAAAGACTATGGAGATTTTTTAGGAACAAAGAAATGGAAATGGGTAGATGATTTAACTTTAAAAATGAGTAATGGACAAAAGTGTTTCTTTACACATGGAAGAAGTGCTGATGTATTAAAGGTATCTCAAACAATGGGTATGAGTGCTGTGCAAGGCCACTACCATACCAAGTTTGTTATAAGCTATTGGGCTAATCCTGATAATCTATTCTTTGCTATGAATGTAGGATGTTTAGCTGCACAAAAACACATGGCTTTTGCTTATGCCAAAAACTTTAGAACAAGATTTATTATGGGTTCTGGTGTTATTATAAATGGTATTCCACGATTATTACCAATGGTCTTGAACTCTAGTGGAAGATGGATTAAGAAGATAGTATGAACAAAAATGGTACTTTAAACGAACATACAAGCCCACAGGCTGCGTTAAAAGAACAAAGTGGGGGTAACCATTACCTAGATAATGCTATTCAGCCAATAGAATACATCGTGGCTAATAAGCTTAACTTTATTGATGGCAATATTGTGAAGTATGCAACTCGTAATAAAGAGGGCGAAACAGATGAAGAAAGATATAACAAAATTATTCATTATGCCAAACTTGGTAAAGAATTAAAAGAAAACCCAAAACAAGAATCTTGGGTTAATGGATTTAAGAAATGGAAAAAAAATAATGTGGTTTAAACTTATAAACAATCCGATAACTAAAATGGCATTTAATAAAGTAACAGACCATTTTAAACACAAAGCTGAAAAAGTTAAAACTATTAGACAAGCAGAAATAGAAGCTTGTAAAGAAGTTGATGTTGCTAGAATTAAATCACAAGATAAAAGTTGGAAAGATGAAATTTTACTTATCTGGCTAATAGGAATGTTAAGTACAGGTTGGTTTGAAAGCACAAGAGATAGATTTGAGGAGTGGGTAAGAATTATAAACGAACTTCCTGACTCTGTATGGTATCTTGTAATTATTGTTTTTACAGCAACATTTTCTACAAAAATGACAGACAAGGTATTGAACAGGAATAAGAAAAAATAATGCTAGGAACAAATTGGTTTAAAAAAAAAGAAAAGAAAAAGGCAGTCAGCAATCCGATTGATTATGTTATTACAGAGCTAGATGTTAAGCTGCATAGTTATCATACTCCTTTAGGATGTTATGCTTCATTTATTTTTATAGATGAAAAACCATATTTTCCTAGAGTCAAAAAAACCTTACATGAACTAAACAAACACCCTGACGCATTTGTTTTAGATCATCATTATACGACTAAAGAAATAACTCCTAAAACTGATTTAACAGGATTAGAAATTATTAAGCACTAAATAACCAAATCCCATTAGTAAGCATAAGAAGCTTAAACCTAATAAAAAGAATACTGATCTTTTTAATTCTTTTCGGTTTTCCATTCTTTCGTACTTACCTTTTTTATTTATATATAAGTAGTCCATTGCTCATCCTTTATACCACAAGGGCGGTTTAGAAAGGAGGTGTGATGAATTTAATAAACAACACACTTCAACCGCCCAAATGGATTCAGAAATACCGCTAGGCAGGGTCTGAATTTTGTTATCCCTCTTGCTTACCAGCAAGAGTTAAATCTCTTTTTACCTCTGTTTGTCTAACAGATAAATAGCGATCTAAATTATTATAATTCAGTTTAGCTTTAATAAGCTGACCCTCTGCGTGGGCATAGCTTTTGATGATGTTTTGATATTCGGTATCGGTTCTAGCTTTGTGTTCGGCTTCTGCAACTGATTTACAGGTTAGTTTATGTTTGGCAAAGCATTTAGAAAAGGTAGCTTTTCTTCCCTCATCTAATAAAATAACTTTCTCTGCCCATTCACTCCATTGGTTAGAAGCTTGTGTCATTCTTTTATATGCTGCTTTACTATTTAGATTTAGTGTGTCCATTGTTATTTCCTTTTTTAATTTAAACTTTGTCTTTCATATTTATCAAAATACTTTAATCTTTTATCAAGTGCTTTATCTAATTTTTTGTCATCTGGTGCTTCACTATCTATTTGAGATTGATTTATATGAATATATTTTAAAGGTCTATTACCTATTTTTTCCATAAGTAAATATCCTGTATCTTCTTTAAAAAGTTTTGGAACATTAATCTCTGGTTTAATAGGTAAAGGAATTGTATATAATACACCTTTTTTTAAATTCTTTTCCTTAAAGATTTTTTCTAATTTTTTTTGTATCTTATTCATCATTATCTCCTAATTTAATTTCTTTAATATTAATTTCTTCATCTTCAATATCTGATTTATCTTCTTTGATTAAAGTGCAATCATATCGAGGATTAGCATTTTGATTTTCTGCAATCCATTTTGCTTCTTCTTCAGATACATTTTTAATTAAGTAAGTGTCATTATGTTTTTGTATATAGCTCAATGTTACTTCCCAATTTTTTTTATTCATATTATCTCGTTAGCTTATGCTTTCTTTTTTTTCTTGTTCTTTTATTTTATAATCAATCTCATATTGTTTATTATTTCCACAATCAAAACATGAATTATATTCTTTATCATTATTATAATTAATAATAATCATATATGGGTAGCTTATGCTTTCTCTGCAATTTATACATTTATTCATTTTATCTCCTATGGGTAATTATACATATCCTTTGCATATTGTTTTAGTTCTTTAATTTTCTTTTCGTATTTATTAATCTTTTTCATCATTAACCTATCCGCTTCCTTTTTAACCTTTTCAATCTCTTCCAAAAACTCCATACGCAATTCTCCATTTAACTTTTTATGGGATTGTTCAATTTCAATAAGTCTTTGATTTTCAAGATTAAGAAGTTGAATTTCATCATTTTTTAAATCCAACTCTTTTTTTAACAACAAGATTTCGTTGTGTTCTTGCATAATTAAAAAGGAATTTCATCGTCAAATTCCTCCAGATTCTCTTCTACCTTAATTTGCTTTGTTTGTATAGCTTGGGGTTGAGGTGTTGGTTGTACTTGAACAGGTGGAACTTGTATTTTTTTCATTCCATCTATCGCACCTGATTTAAAGGGTTTAACCATATAAATAGAAACTACCTGTTCTGTGTCAGCACCATATTTAGTTTCTTTTGCATCTTGTGTTTTACTACCCCATTTCAGCATATAACCTTGTTTAGCATAAGCTTGTACTTCAGGTGTTTGATACCATTCAATAACTTGACTCAAAGAATATAGCTTTCGTGTTAAACTGCACATTAATTTAGCTTTTGTAGCTGAAGCTTGATATTCCATTTGTGGTGCTTTTTTTCCTGTTTCATATAGCTTTATTGATAACCCACAAAAGGGCATATTATATTTATTTTGCATATTTTTTACTCCTTAATTTATTATACTCGTTCATGCGTTTCTTAAAATCTTCTTCAATCGCATTAATATACTTACAAGCTTTAAAAGCTTTTAAATATTTAGATGTTATTTTATAAGACATTAATGAAACATCTTTGGCTGGTTCTTTAGGAACATTCAATACTGCTAAATAGTCTATCTTATAGTCAGTTGAATCTTCACAAAGTTTTTTATAAGTGTGTAGTTGAATAGGCATATCAAAATAAAAATCTTTAGAAGTTTTTATATCCAATATTCCATATTTACCTTTCCACGATGGTTTAGTCACAATCATATCACAAGTACCGCACACATCTAAATCTGTACTATACATTGTTTTTTCTGTGTCCATTGCTTTAAACCCTGACTTATCCCAATAAGCTTTAAACTTAAAAAACATAGTCTTTAAAGGTTCAGTTTCAGGTAAAGCAAAGTCTTGTTTGGTTACATAACATTCTGCAAGTTTATGCAGATTTGTACCAATAGAACTCGCTTCTTCTTTTAAAGTTTTTACTTTAGCTTTTAGGTCGTCAGTAAATTGCTGGGAAAAATCTATTGGCTTACCCATAGCTTTAAACTTATTACTTAAAGCTTGATAAACAATATGTTCACTCCACCACATCAAAGCACCCTTGCCTGACCTTTCTCCTATTAAGGAAGTTACTCCCTTTTTAGGTTCTCCATTAACCTTATATCTATATCTCCCACCTTTAGGATTAAATTCAATAAGGTTTCCATTCTTATCTTTAGCTTTTATTATCACTATCTCCTCCATTAATTAATTGTGTAATTGGCTTTGTAAATGTTTCAACTCCAATATAAGGTTTTTTGTTTTCGGTGTTTTTATTAAATGTTTTAATGACCTTATTAAAATAAACAATTAATAATAGTAGTTTATACAAAGGAACAGCATTAACTCCATTTTCGTATTTTTGAATTTGCTGGAATGTAACATCTGCTGCTTTGGATAAATCGGTTTGGGTTAAATTTAAACTTAACCGAATTTCTTTAATCTTAAATCCCATATAGTGCGTAAAGTCGCTTCTTGAAAACCAGCCATTGTTATAATGACTCGTTATTCTATTCAGCATATTGACAGCTCCTTGATAGGATTGTTCTTTGTTGTATTTATTTTTTCTCATATTTTCCTTTTTAGTTTAGAACTGAATGTCCTCTGTTTAAAATACAATTACGATAAAACTTTGGATAATTGTATTCTAGTTTATCTGATAACCACAATGTTGATGCTCTCCACCAAACATTATAAACCGCTTTAGAACTTTCTACTAAAGTGTTGGTGTGGTCTTTAGCAACTTTTTTACAAATTACTAAATCGTTTGTAATATTTTCAGCTTTACTTTCATTGAAAGTACCGCTTCTTCCTGATGTATCAATGATTGGTGTGTATGATGCACAAGCATTTAATAGAGTGCAGAATACTATAACTCCCATTACCTTTTTCATAATTATCTCCTTTTTATTTAATTACCAGCAATTTGCTTTACCAAGTTTGGCTGTATTACTTCTGCCAACTTCCAAGCTCTTTGCCTTTTTTCCTCTTTAGCTTTAAGCAATTCATTTTCTTTTTTCTTTTCTTTAGATAAAGCTTTATGAAATTGCTGATGGATTTTAAGTTCTTTTTTATCCACTATAACTTCTCCTTTGTTAGTTTAGCTGCGTATTCTTGCTGGTCTTTTAAATGAGCTTCCACATGAGAACCCATTAAATTTTCAGCAGAATTTCTTTGTTCTTTTGGTAACAAGTTCCAACCAACTCTTACTTTGGTTGTTTCTTGTTCTGCTTTTACTTTAGCAATATCTCCGAATGTTGTTTGTGGTGTAAATATTCTGTTAAATTGTTTTGAAAACTCTTTAACAGCACTAAAGTCTTTTAGTTTCATATTGCCTCCCTTTTATCTTGCTTCATTTTATCTTGTGCTTTTTCAAAGCAATCTAAAAAATCTTTTACAAGTTTATCATCGTCAATATATTTTTTTTCGATGTTATACTTTTTCATTAGTTCTTTAGTTTTTTTAACTATCGTCTTATTATCACTTGCTTTTATCATTTTATCTCCCTTGTTATTATTAAACATATAAACAACTTAATAATTTAGTTGTATTTAGTCAATATATAAAAAAACCGCATAAAACCTAGCTTTTTTACTATTCTTGCCTTATTTTACACTATAGTTGTATTGATTTATTAAAATTATTCATGTAAAACGAATCACTAGAGATAATTTGTTTTAATTAAAAAAATTGTTATAAGAAGATATAATTATCTCTAAAATTAATTATAAAACATAGGCGGAAGCGACTCCCTTGCTTCCGCCTTTAGGGAGGAGATAATGAATAAACAATTAGAGTTAGATTACAAAGCTCAAAACTATACCGATACTTCTAAATCGGCATATATCCAACAAAAGCCAAAATTACTTACTAAAAGAGAACGAGTATTTGAGTTCTTAAAAAGCCAAGCTTCTACTAATTATGAAATAGCAGAAGAATTGGAAATGACATTAAGCTCTGTATGTGCAAGATGTAGGGAGCTTCAGGTATTAGATTTGGTAGAGGATTCTGGCAAAAGACGAGAAACCCCTTATGGAAAGACAGCAATAGTATGGCGAAGAAAAAAGTAGCAACTAAAAAGGAAAAAGAGTGGATGTCTAAAGTTCAGGCATTAGATTGTTTAATATGTTCTTCTCCAGCTAATATTCATCACATTAGACCTAAAGGCACAGGCATTGGTAGAAGATCAAGCCATTATGAAACAATCCCACTTTGCCATTTTCATCATCAAGGCCAATTTAGTATTCATAATAATAAAAAAGCATTTGAAAAAAAATATGGAACTGAAAAGGAATTATTAGAAATTGTTAAGAGGAGATTAAATGAGTAGAAAATCTGGTTATTTTATCTGCTATCGTAATATTTGGCAACATCCTGTGTTTAAGAACCTATTACAAGCTTCTTGCTGGATATATATGATTAGTTCAGCTTCCC